GGCCTAGCTAGCGTCGCTTCGTCGTTTCATTCCGACGTCATATATACCGGACGGCAATACAACATTCCATGCGACAAGCTGTCGCACCACGTCGCGACGTATCTACGCTTCATTGCCGCGTCGCGCCGTCGTGGTGTAGCATCGCTGTGCCATCGTAGTTACGGCACGTCGCCGCGTCGCGGCTGTGCGCCGTAGTTACAGCGTGGCAACGCGCCGCGCTCCAGGTCCGTAGTTACGGCATGGCTGCGTATCTACGCTGTTGAGCGTAACAACGCTGCGTTGCCGCGTCGCGGCGTGGTGTCGTAGTTACGGTGATGCGGCGTAGTGACGGCGTTGAGCGTAGTTACGGCGCGGCAGCGTAGATGACCCCCACCGGGAGGGTGGCTCAGCGGGCCGGGGCCAAGGGGACCCGTCGCTCATCGCTCGGCGTATAAAAGCACATTGCAACCTATTAACAATCGTGCTACGAACAAGCATCCACGGAAGGGATAAACATGACCAAAACAATGCCCGTATATAAGAACGACGCTTTCATAACCATCATGCAGCACGACAACGGCTCGCATACCGTCACGATGGATACGAAGCTGCCAAACGATTACGGCTACATGCTCAAGCTCGAATTCGACGCATATTCGCCCAACTCCAAAAATCTAGACATGTTCATGGACCTCGTTAAAGGCACTCAGGAGCAGGTTGACCTCGAACGCATGGGGCGCAAGCCAACAGTTGCAGCACCAATGCCCGACGTCCTGATAAACCCCGCCATGAAGCCGCTTCGAATTTGGTTCGACGGCAAATGTGTCTTCAACAAAGATGTGGACGAAGAAGCCGCTAAAAGCATTCTCGGATACGCGCAGACTGACACAGCGTACGTGAAAGACAATTACGACCCGTTATTCCCCGGCCCGCTGATGCGTGACAACACCGACCAGACGCAAGTCACTGAAGAAGACACGTTGAGGGCGCATTGGTCCGGCGCGCCACAGATAACGCTCGTCGCCCCACTCGACAAACAGCAGACTACGGTGCGCTTCGAATTTATATCTCAAACGGTATCAGGATCGGCAATTGGGGTTATGAGTAGCTACAAGTTCCGTGATATGCTCGCATACGTCGAACCGCTTGGGGGCGCTTCAACGGATGAATAGAAATGCAGCCAGTTTATATGTTCAACACCAACGGCATGGCCGCGACGAGCACTCTCGACCCGACTGCGTTAGAGGCGTCGAGCACCGCAGCGATAATCCTGAGTGCGCTTGGCCCTATCGGATCATGTACGGCGGGGGACCTACCTACATTTATGGCTGCTCAACCGGTCTGGGCTGTGTGGGTATACGACCTCGCTACACGGGGCGTTAGGGACTTGTGGCTCGATCCAACGTCGGGGGCGTACTTATTTACCCGCTCGGACTTCAGTAATCAGATGATAGCTGCCGGGGCGCATTGATATTACACTGCGAATGTGCCAAGGTCTGTTCGTTTATAAGGGGGCTCGCCTATGTCGCTATTCGGCGGTCGCCAAATTCCGTATGTGCAATCCCTTGTGATTACGGAAACGCTAGAGATAGTTCGCGAAATCCTCCAACTTGTGAGAGCACAGATGTCAGCACTTGACGACCTGAAAGCAGAAGTCGCCTCAGTGAAGGGTACTGAGGAAAGCGCCATTGCGCTGATCAACGGTATTGCGCAGCAGTTGCGCGATGCGCTCGCCGCGAACGCTGGCGCTGGCGGTGGCATCTCGGAAGCGGATGCTACCCAGATCATCATGGGACTTGAGGCGGATCGCGCCGGGCTCGCCAAGGCCGTTACGGACAATACCCCAGCACCGGCTGCACCGGCTGAGACGCCAGCACCGGCGACCGACACCCCGCCCGCGTCCTGATACTATCACTGAGTGGCAAAGGAGTAATGTGAATGGCTTTCTTTGCCACTCCCGGCGTATCGGCGAGCAGGACCGCGCAGCTAGGGCAGGTAGCGACGCGGTGCAAGTTGCCGGTAGGCTTCTTCGCAACGAACAAGCAGTTCCAATCGCGCAGCTTCCACGTCGCGATGGATGATATCGTGACGCCCAAGATTGTGTTGCCGGGCTTTTATGTCGCCAACTTCAGCTACGGCGCGACGTATCAGGAAACCAAGATCGGGGCGAACAGCATTTATACGGCGGCCATAGAATACCCGTCCGGCACGATGACGCAGGTCAAATGGAACGGCGTTGCGACGGTGACATGCCCGGACGGGGGCTTTGTCGAAAGTGACGCGGTAACGGGATTGTTCATCCCTCGCGGTGCAACCTTCTTCGTTCGAATTTATTACACGAACACGGCGGGCGTGATCTTCATCGACAAGGCGTCCACGCATTATAATACGGGCGGCGACCAGCTTACGGCGGCGGTGTCCGGCATCACGGACAACACGATGTCCGGCGCGTATGGCACGGACGATATTAATAATAGCTTCGCGCCGCTCGCCATCGTCTCGCAGACGACGCGTCCCTCTGTCGTGTGCATCACGGACAGCCGGGGTGTGGAGAGCGATACGTCGGACGCGACGGGGGCTTATGGTGAGCATGCCCGCTCGCTTGCGCCAAGCATCGCATATGCGAACTACGCCGTGCGCGGTGACGGTGCCAGCAAATTCCTCGCTTCGTGCACGAACCGGGTGACGCTGGCGCAGAAGTATTTCACGCATATGACGTGCAATTACGGTATCAACGATATCGAGCAATTCAGCCGGAACGCAAATCAGGTCATGAACGACCGGTTGCAGATTTCGGCCCTTACCGGTTTGCCGATGCTGCATAGCACCATTCTGCCGCATGCCAATGGCGGCAACACGGCGGCGAACAACGCCGGGTTTGAGGCAGTGCGGGTTGCATTCAACCGGATGGCGCGGAACCGGGCCGACACACTCACGGAACAAGTCGTGGATAGCGCGGTTGTCGTTGAGGCGGTGCCGGATCAACCCGTGTGGACGGCTTCATATTCGACGGACTATCTGCATCCAAATCAGACGGGGTATCTGGCCCTCGCTGCGGCGGGGCAGATCAACGCTTTGACGTTTATTAAGTAGCAGTTCTGTAGTGTTCCAAGCCCTCGTTTTTCCCTTCCCTTTTGGCGGGGGCTTGAGGACTGGCGCGGATATCCGAGTACTCACCAAGTGTTCCGGATATCCGCGTCTCTTTGGCTTAGGAGCATAGCAATGGCTATGAATTTTGGCGGCGCGATAGAGGCGCTAAAGGCGGGAATGGCGGTTATTCGCAATGGCCGTGTGTATCGGTATTCGGTACTGCGAAATTGCGTATTTGTAGGAAAAGACGGCGTTTCCACATCGGTTGGAACGTTCAATATCGATGACGTGATGGCTGAAGACTGGCGCATCACGGGATACGAACACAAGGGAGTTGAAAATGAGCAGGCAGAAAGCGTCCTCGACCTCAGAACAGATGGAGGAAGCGAGACAGAAGGCGTATGATCCGCGCCACGATGTGCCGACGTCGAATAACACCAACTCGGAAGCTATTGCGCGCGACGAGCACGTGGAGATGGCGAAGGCCAGAGGTTTGACCAAGCCGTCAGAAAACGATCCGAAGGGGTTGATGGAGTTGTACAACGTGCTCGTGGTGATGAGCCCGGACACGCCCAACTCGCACCAGCTTTTTAGCGTTATGGGGCGCGGTTTCACCGTTGGCGGGGCGCGTTCGTTCTTTGGTGGTCTTGGAAAGAAATGACGGACGAGGAAGATCATTACCCGACTGATCTTGTTCCATTGCCTACCGCGCCTTGGGATGAGCGCCCGGCTGAATTGCCACTAGATGCGGAGGAATGCCGGACGGCGCTATGGCTGAAGCGCGGGAATGTGTTGGAAGCGTCGCGGCTGCTCAAGGTTGATCCGTCTCGGCTTCGGCGCTTCGTCAATAAGTCGGCTCGGCTGCGGGAAGTTGAGCGCGAGGCGCGCGAACAGCTTGCGGATATCGCCGAAGCAAACATTCTGGACGCGCTCACCGACGATGAGGACTATGCGCGGCGCGACAGCATGTCGAAATTCGTGCTGACGACGCTCGGCAAGCAGCGCGGCTTCTCTTCGTCGTCCACGGTGGCGCTTATCAACCGGGTGCCACAGGGGCCCATAGAGTTCTCGTGGGCGGGCGGCCCGACTATCGACGTCACGCCGAATGAAGAAGACAAATGACGCTCGCCGAAGAGAGCCCAGAAGAGTTCGACGCTACGCCGACCAAATCGGCGAAGATCAAGATGGTTGTGCCGTATGTGCCGCGCAAGCATTTCATGCCTTTGCACGCTTCAGAGCGGCGCTTTCAGTTCGTTGTGGCGCATAGGCGGGCCGGGAAGAGCGTCGCGGAGTTCAACCATCTTCTGAAGGCGGCAGCGACCAACCAACGCAAGGAACCGCCGCCGCGATACGCCTATGTGGGCCCCTCGTTTGATCAGACCAAGGATTTGATTTGGGGTTACTGCAAGCAGTACGCCGGGGAGATACCGGGCGTCATATTCAAGGAGGGCGACCTTGAGGTTGTTTTGCCGCACAACAAAGCGAGTATAAAACTGTACGGCGGTGCGGCGGCATATGAGCGTATGCGCGGGCTGTATTTCGATGGGATTGTGTTGGATGAGTACCCCCTCCTTAATCCGGCTGTGTTCTCATCCGTCGTTCGTCCGTGCCTCGCAGATTATCGTGGCTTTGCTATTATTAGCGGCACTTCCAATGGCGATGATCATTTTCATGCCTTGAAGAAGAAGCATGAAGGCAAGGGCGGATGGGATTTCCATATCATCCCGGTGACTGAGACGGATGCGCTGCATCCCGATGAAGTCGAGGATATGACAACGGACATGACGCCGGAAGAGTACGCACGCGAAATGCTGTGCTCTTTCGACGCGCCGATTGAGGGCAGCTATTACGGCGAAATGCTCAACAAGTTGAAGGGTATGGGGCGGGTTACGGGCGTTCCTTGGGACCCGAATGCGCCGGTCTTCACGTGTTGGGATATCGGTATCCACGACATGATGCCGTGTTGGTTTTTCCAACTCGTCGGGCGCGAAGTTCACTGGATCGACTATTACCAGCAGCAAGGCAAGGACCTCGCGCACTACGCCGCCATGTTGGATGAGCGGGCAACGCGCATCGGCTATAACTACCGAGGGCATATCTTCCCGCACGATATCAAGGCGCGGGAGTTGGGCACGGGTACGAGCCGGTACGAGGTCCTGTGCAAGCTGATCCCCTACGACAAGATCATCATCGCGCCGCTTACCTCCATCGAAGACGGCATTCAGGCGGTGCGCAGCCTGTTGCCGATGTCGTGGTTTGATGAAGAGGCCACGAAAGTAGGGCGCTCGGCGCTACAGAACTATCACCGTAGTAAAATGGGCAAGCCCGTGCATAATTGGGCCTCGCATCCTGCCGATGGTATACGTACAGGGTGCATCAGTTTCAATCTGGTGACGGCACTTACGGGCATGAACCGGGGCAAGCCTATGCGTAGGCGTATAAGGGTAACACGATGAGCGCGGTCGAACAGAATGAGCCAATTGAGCGTATTGGCTACAGCAACGATCTCTTCCGGTCGCAGAACCCGTCCGACATGGACGATTACACGGCCAAGTTCAAGGCGCTCGCGGACGACTGCACCGACTTCGAACGTTCGACCCTTGCACCGGCCCGCGACATTGCGACCAAGTACTATTACGGGGCGCTGCCGGGGCTGACGAACCCGACCGGGGACAGTGGCGAGGTCATTCAGGACCCGAATGCGACGTTCGATGACATTCTTGGCGTGCCGGAAGGCGACGAGAGTTCGAAGAGCACGTATGTCAGCACAGACGTCAAAGACGTCATCAAAATGATCCTGCCCGCGCTGATCCGTATCTACGCTTCAAGCGAGAACGTGGTCACGTTCGATCCGCGCTCTCCTCAAGAAGTCGATATCGCCAAGCAGGCTACAGATTACATAAACTATGTGTTCTGGAACGACAATCCGGGCTTTCTGATCCTTCACGGCGCGTTCAAGGATGCGCTTATGGTCAAGGCCGGATGGGTAAAGTGGTGGACGGACGATCACGATTGCTACGCCGTGAAGACCTTCAAGAATGTGTCGCAGGAGCAAGTGCAAGCGTTGATGCAGCCGGAAAAGCCCGGCATGCAGCCGCCTACGCTGACAGATCACGGCGACGTGGACCCGAATACCGGGCTCGCGGAGAGCGTCACGATCAAATATCAGGTATCCCGTCCACGGCAGCGCGTCGAAGGCGTGCCCAACGAGGAAATGCGGGTTGATCGCTTCGCCAGAAGCCGCCCGCGAGACGCGCGCATTATCGGCCATGTCCGCTCGGTCAACTCGGATGTCGTGCGTGAAATGGGCTACGACGAGGAACTGATCGAGCAATATCTGACGTCCGGCGACAGCAACGTCTATTCCGATGAACGCTTCTTTCGGAACGCGGGCTTGGACGCCAATGTCCGGGGCCTAGGCGACAACGTGATCTACGGAGAATGGTATGTCCGACTTGACAAGGATGGGGACGGATACGCCGAACTGCGGCACATCTGCACAATGGGCGAGGACTACGATATCGTCCATGACGAGCCTGCCAATCGCGTCAAATTCGCCTTATTCCAGTGCGACCCGGTATCGCATACACTTATCGGAAATTCATCGGCAGATGATACGATGGACATACAGCGTATCAAAACCAACATGTACCGGGGGGTCCTTGATAACCTCGTGGACACACTCAATCCACGTTCGGTAGTCAACGAACTGCTCGTCAACATGGACGACGTGCAGAACGACGAATTGGGCGCGATTGTGCGCACGCGCGGCGATATCAACGCGTCAATCGGGTATACGCAAATCCCCTTCGTCGGGCAGCAATTGCTCCCCTTCATTCAGGCTTTGGATGACGCGCGGGACCGGCGTACTGGTGTATCAGATGCCAGCAAGGGGCTTGATCCGAAGGCGTTGCAGTCATCCACGCAGATCGGCGTTGACGCGATTATCAACGGCGCGCAGGAGCGTATCGAGTTGATCGCGCGCATCCTCGCTGAAACCGGGTTCCGTGACCTGTTCGAAGGGCTTTACAACGAGGTTTGCGAGAACCCCAACGAAACACGCATGCTGCGGATCAACAAGCAGTTCGCGCAGTTCGACACGAGCCTGTTTGACGAGAGCATGAGCGTCATCGTCAACCCGAATATGGGCAAGGGCACCGCGATGATGCGGATGATGGTCTTGCAAGGGATTAAGCAGGATCAGCAGACCATTTTCACGCAATTCGGGCCGGGCAACCCTGTCGTAGGTATCAACGAAATGTTGAACACGGTGGAAGACCTGCTCGAATTGAGCAATATCCAGAACATGGACCGGTATTTCAAGCGTCCCGATCCTCAGACGCTCGCGGCAATTGAACAGGCACCGAAGGAACCGGATGCCATGACCATCGCCGCCAAGGCGAGCATGGAGAAGGTCAAGCAGGTCGCCGCGTCCGATATCGGCAAGCAGCAAGCGCAGGCAGAGCAGTTCAAGGAAAGCCAAGACTTCAAGGAAAAGCAGCTTGCCATTACCACGGCGCAGACTAACCGCCGCCTTGAGCTAGAGGCAGAACGAAATCAGATGACGCACGAGGAAAATCTCGCGCGCAACGCCGCCGCGAGTAAACCATGAGCGATAACACCGAAAAGCGGGAATTGGCCGCTGAAGCCATCGCCATGCGCGACGGTAAGGACGGGGCCTTTGCCAAGGCTGTGATGGAGTGCCGCAAGCGGCTCTTCCATGAAATGATCAACGCGGAAGTAGGATCAAGCAGGGCATGTGAACTGCATTCCATGCTGAAGGTCCTGCCTGCCATCGTTGATGAACTCACAATCATGATCAACAACTACGCCGCGAGCCAAAATAGGAGCCGCAAATGAGCGAAATCAGCGCAATGGACAACGCCGCAGCGGCATTCGATGCCGAATTGAACCCCGGATCGACGCGCTCGGACGCGCCTGTAAAGGGTAGCCAGCCGGTCGAACGCATGTTCGCCAATCTGAACAACGACATTGAAGGGGACGATGACGGTGGCGATGACACTACGATCAAGCCTAAAATCGAGCGTAAGCCTGAACGCAATAAGGTGGTACGAGACGACGATGAGCCCGATCCTGAAGAGCCAGAGGATGAAGAACATCCTGAAGGAGACGAAGGAGAACATGAGGGCGAGCCTGACGAAGAAGTAGAGGAGGAAGGCGAGGAAGAGCCGGAAACCAAAGCCTTCTACGACACCAAAGTAGGCATCACCATTGACGGCAAGGAAGAGGAAGTATCGGTAAAAGAGGCCGTTGCGGGCTACATTCGCACCGAAACGTTCCATCGACGCATGTCGCAGGTTAACGAGGCCGCGAAGACCGTAGGCGAGGAAGCGAGCAAGGTAGCCGCCGACCGCGACCGCTATGCGCAGATGAACGCGGAGTTGGAAGCAACGCTCGCTGAGTTGATCCCGAAAGAGCCCGATTGGGACGATTTGTTTGCGACTGATCCCGCCGCCGCTCACAAGCTGCGCAAGGATTACGATGCCTACAAAGGCAAGCTCACTACCTTGCAAGAAAACCGAAATAAGGTTATGCAAGAGAAGCAAGAGGAAATCAAACGGTCTACGGAGGCATTCGCGAAAGCGGAATTTGCCAAGTTCGTTGAGAACAGCCGTATACCGGACGAGGAAGCCTTGAAGAAAGACATTGCTTCGATGCGGAAAACCGGCCTTGCGGCTGGCTTTACGGAGCAAGAAATCGCCCAAGTATACGACAGCCGGATGTTGTCCGTGCTGCGTAAGGCGAGCAAATATGACCGGATGATGGCGGCAAAGCCTAAAGCTGCGATCCCCGGCAAAGGCAAGACACTGGTACCGGGCGTTGGTAAAGGCCGCAACGGCACATCAACGAATAATCGGGACAGTCAGGCGCTCAAGAATTTGGCGCGCACAGGCTCAATTGATGCCGCAACTGACGTGTTCCGTAAATTTCTCCGATGAGGCCCCATCATGGCTAAAGTTACCAGTGCCTTTACGACCTATTCCGCTAAGGGCAACCGCGAAGACCTTTCGAACGCCATCTACAACATTGATCCGTTCGACACTCCCGTTGTCTCGGCGTCGCGCCGCCGCAACGTAAAGAACCGCTCCTTCGATTGGCAGACTGAATTTCTGCCCGTCGTGGACGGCAACAATGCGCAGGTTGAAGGCTTTCAGCTTGCCAACACGACCGCTACCGCGACCGTCCGCCTTACCAACGTAACGCAGATTTCCAAGCGCGACGCCACCGTTTCCGGCTCGCAGGAAGAGGTAGATGCGGCTGGTAAGGGCTCGGAAATGGCCCATCAGATGGCTATTTCGGCCAAGGTGCTGAAGTCCGATATGGAGTTCATCGCTTGCTCGCGTCAGGCGCTCGTTGCCGGTGACGACAGCACGCCGACCGCCAGAAAGACCGAAGCTATTGCCCATTGGATCGGGCGCGCTGCGGATAAGAATGCCGTGGCAAACGCCGCCGTTGTTGGATTTACGGCCTCTGGCCTTCCGACCGCCGCGACCGATGCCTTTACCGCTGTTGCGGGTGGTTCGCAGGTCAGCATCACGGAAGCGATGCTTAACACCGCGATGCAGAACTCCTATGTCATGGGCGGCTCGCCTTCCATGCTCATCCTGCCGCCCGGCCCGCGTCACACTGTTTCCGGCTTCGTCGGTCGCAGCACCACGCAGGTCCTCGTGGGCAAGACTGAGGTCATTTCGACGGTGGATATCGTCGCAACCGACTTCGGGCGTATCAAGGTCATGCCGTCCCGTTGGGTTGCTGCCGACGTCGGCCTGCTGCTCGATCCCGACTACCTTGCCGTGAGCTACTTCCGCAACTTCCGGCAGTACCTCCTTGCCAAGGTTGGCGATGCCGAAACCCGCATGATCGTCGCGGAATGGGGTATCGAAATGCGCAACCCGCTCGGACATATCCTGTTCAACGGTATCAAGGCGTAAAGTGTATTTCCTCTTCATCCCCTTCTCGGCATGGCTAAATCGCTTCCGGGGAGGCGGATGGGGAGGACAACACGTGCGGGGCGCGCCAGACTTCTATGTCGCGCCCTTCTACGGCCTGATGGCATGGCTGAGTGGCGTATCAGTGTCGCCGTGGGTTCATAGCGCACTGGATTGGCTTCTGCCATCGGGCTGGGATTACCGGCTTATCCCCAGTGCCGTACTCTTCATACTAGCCTATCTCGCGTGGTCTACACCTGCTTGGGGGAAGCTCTATCGGCTCGATTTCATCCCCGGACCAGACCGCCCCGGTGAGTGGTATGAGCAACTTTTCCTAGAAATTGGCTCTGGATCGATGCTCGTAGCCTTCTGGCTGCGCATGACGATTTTCCTCATCCCAATGGGCCTATTTTTCGGCGTGCAATGGATACTCATGGGTACCGCATTGACAGCCTGCTACATAATAGGATGGAACATTAATAGATTGAATGGTATACCTTGGGCAGAACCTATAGCGGGCGCTGCGTGGGGCTGTGCATTTGTAGCGGAGCATTACCTATGAAAACATCGGCTAAAGGTATCGCGGCCATTGAGCAGCGCGAAGGATCGCGCACGCGGGCATATCAGGATAGCGTCGGTATTTGGACAATTGGCGTGGGCCACACAAGCGCCGCTGGCTTTCCGCGCGTCACGCCCGGCATGGTCATCACACAGGCTCAAGTCGATAGCATCCTTGCTCAAGACCTCCATCAGTTCGAAGACGCCGTTAATTCGCTCGGCGTGACCCTCGCGGACCACGAATTTGACGCCCTAGTATCGCTCGCCTTCAACATCGGCGCGGGGGCCTTCAGGAGTTCCACTGTAGCCCGCCGCCTCAAGGCTGGCGACAAGCAGGGGGCAGCCGACGCCTTCACGATGTGGGAAAAGGCCGGGGGCCGCGTTATTCAGGGCCTAATCAGACGCCGCGCTTCCGAAATCACGCAGTTTCACACCCCATACGCAGGAGCGTAATCGTGAATACGACAGTCACATTTCAGCCGCTTGTAGACGCTTTGATGCCGTATATCGCTGCGCTGCTGGCGCTGCTCGCCTCCGCGCTGATCGCGTGGGTTGGCACGATCCTGAAGAAGTATACCGGTATCGCTTTGGACCAATCGAGCCGCGACGCGCTCCATAAGGCGCTCGAAACGGGTATCAATCTCGGCCTTTCCAAGGTTGAGCCGATGGCCGGCAAACTCAGCGTCGATACCAAGAATGAAACCATTGCCACGGCGCTAACCTACGCTGAGACAAGCGTTCCGGGCGCTATCGAGCACTTCGGGCTGACGCCGGACGCACTTAGGACAATGTTGGCTGCCAAACTGAATATTGCCGATCCGGGCACGCCTTCCATTCCGCCCGCGCCTGCCGTTAATTAATCGTGATTTTGATGAGAGTTTGAGCAATGTTGGAGGGTATTCTCGTCACTCTCATGACAATGTTGGGCAAGATGGTGTTAGCTTACTTCGATCAGAAGCAAGCTAAATCATCTGCAGACAACGAGGCTGTAAGCAATGCCGCAAGTCAGACTGCGCAGGATACCTCTGAAATCGCCGACGCACAGGCGACGAACAATGCCGTGGATCGCGGTACTGCTGCCGATGTTGCTGCTCGGCTGCGCGAGCACCTTGCCAAACAAGGCGGTAGTGGTCTCGGCTCTTAAGGCCGACCGTATAGCGCAGGGGGCCGCCAGATGTCCAACGCAGACCTCAGCCGCCGGGCAAGCCGCAATTTTGGGATACCTAGACAAGGCGGCCCCAGACAAGGGACTAGACACGCTAGCGACAGAATGGGAACGCCTAAACGACGCGTCGGGGGTATGTCGAACGGGGCGTTCTCCATGATGATCGCCCACTTCAGGCTGCGCTTCCGAGAACGCATATCGGAATGGATGTGTGCCTATATAATCTTCTGTTCTGGCTTGATTTTCCTAGAGCCATCTGTCACATTCCATACACCGACTTACATACCGCTGGCTCGTATCGCGTCTGAGGACGTCTGGGGATGGGTATGTCTTATTGTCGGTTCCGCACGGATTATCGTATTATTCATCAACGGCCTCTGGCTGCCGTCATATCGGCTTCGTTCGGCCTTAGCCGTGCTATCGACTATTTTTTGGATACAGCTTGCCCTAGGCGCTGTATTTTTCAACACGCAGGGGCTTGGCGCGGCTATATTCCCTGCATTGCTGTTCGGTGATTTGTACGCAGCTTACAAGGCCCTAGTGGATTATCGTTTAGCGTCTGCCCTTGAAGAGGCGTCAAGTGCACCCAGATTTGGCACAGATAGCAAGTGACTTGCCCCTTTGGGTGCAAATTCTAGCAACAATTCTTGGCCTCGCATTCGCAGCATACGGCATATTTGTAGCCCAATTTCGATCTATAACGCCGCGCACCGCGACGGACGTTATTGTCCCCCAGATGACGATTGCGGACAGCCAAGCGCTCCGCGATCTTGCCGAAGAAATGAAGCGTTGGGCGGTTGAGCGACAAGGCCGCCGAAACTACGAAATGGACATGATTATTGAAATGCGGAAACTCAACGATGCGGTGGATGAAATCAACACTCGCATGGTAGAGGCTGAAGTGAACAACCGGAGGGACCAACGGCGCGGACAACAGCGAGAACAGCAGCAAGACCAGCAACGGGAACGCGAGGGCCGGGAAAATCAGCAGTTTCCCTTGACGAAATCAAACACATAACGCAATAGTAGCAAGCATGGAACGACGTAAAGTGTACCATAATCAGGACGGATACCGCCGGACGTTGATTACCGACGATGCCGACCCGTATACAGTACACAGCCACACGGCGCTGAACCTCGACCCGATCATTGCACAGGTCGAACACGCCAAAGACTACAGCCGCGCGCTAAAGCATAATCGCCTGCTCGCCAAAGTGCCTATGACCGTCTACGAACAGTCAGTGCATGAAGGATGGGGCGATGACGACTGGAAACGCTGGCTTAATGATCCCCAGAACAAGCCATTTCGCGTTTGGGAAGGCTCCGTATAGCCTATGTGAGGCTGTATGACCGACTTTTCCGACTTCAAAGCCCAAATCGCAGAGTACGAAGCGCGCGGAGATTGGGACGACACCCTTGTTGTCGGCTTCATTCGGCAGGCTGAGGAATACCTTAACCGCGACCTCCGCATTGATTGGCAGATCACAAGCACCATAGGCACCCTCGTTGATCGCGCCGTGACGTTGCCGGATGATTGGTTGATGGCCGACCTAATCCGCAACCAAGACGGCCTCCCGATCCGCTATAAGTCGCGTGACGAGTTCTATAATTCGTCGGATGCGCAGATGTATGGCTATTACACCATCACCGGGCGCGAATTGATCCTTGGCGGCACGCCTGATCCGCTCAACGGTATTCAGCTTTTCATGAGCTACTATGCGGAGGTCCCCGTATTCGCGGACGACAACCCGTCGTGGCTCTATACCAAATTCCCCGGCATGTACCTCAATGCCGCTCGCATGATCGCCAAAGGCCATGCTGTCGGGGAAGAGCAGACAGCCCAAGTCTACAAAATGGCTGTCGATGAAATGGTCCAAAAACTCAACGCCCAACACCTAGTTTCCAAGGCGAGTGGCTCTCGTCTAACGCGCACCCGGCTTAGGAGCTTCGGCTAATGACTATCTCCCTTATCTACAACTCGGCGAACCTTGAACTGCTCACGGGCGTTATCATTCCCGGCACGGATACGTTCAAAATCTTGCTGCTCAACGCCACCGGTGCGGCTGTCGCCGATGAAACCAAGCGAGACAGCCATCTGAAGCGCTCTGACGTCGATACCAATGAGGTAACGGGTACCGGCTACACGGCGGGCGGCACGACTTCGACCGTCACCATCGCCAAGGATACCGCGAACAACAAGACGGTGATTACCATCGGCGCGGTGTCATGGACTACGGCCACGATCACGGCGTCGGGCGCGGTCGTCTACAAGAGTAGAGGCGGCGCGAACACGGCGGATAACTTGGTCTGCTATATCGACTTCGGCGGATCGTTCGCGTCAACGGGCGGCACTTATTCGCTTTCGTCCTCGACACTGACGTATCAGCTTTAATCCATGAGCACGACCCTCGACCCCTCCAAAAAGGGTGGTAAAATCACCCTTAGTAACGGGAATACCACGATTGCGTGGAATTCCGGGGGCGCGGGCTCGTTTGGAACGGTGTTGTCCGTCGATGCGGTAGCGACGAACAACAAAATCTACTGGGAAAGCAACCGTACGATCACTGACAGTTCCAGTGATTTCAGCGTTGGTATCGCCAATTCAACGATCAGCCTTACCGACTGGCTCGGCGATAACGCTAACGGTTACGGCTACTTCCCAGATACGGGCGTCGTCTACCGGAACGGGGCGCTCGTAACGACATACGCCTCTGCGGCGGTAGGCACGCGCAACTGCTATTGCTACGAGCAGAGCACGAATAAGTTCTGGGTACGCGCGGGCACGGCGGGCAACTGGAACAACGCCGCCATCGGCTCGCAGAACCCGGCCACAAGCACGGGCGGCCTCGTACTCACGGGTGTAACGGGCACATTGTACATTGCAGCTTGTTTGGCTGCGACGGGCAATGACGGCACGCTGTATTTCAGCAGCGCCTCGTGGACTGGAACACCGCCCTCTGGCTTCGGCGAAATCAACGCGAGTACGGGTGCAAGCGTTTCAGGGGCGGCGCTTACCTCCACGGCGTCTATGGCCGCTGGTACTCGTGCCACAGACGCCGCGCTTAGTGGTGCGAGCCTAACCGCAAATGCGACTATGTCGGCGGGTACCGCCTCCGTCAATAACTCCGTATCCGGGGCCACGCTTACTGCTACCGCCTCCATGACAGCGGGCAGCGCGACGGCGAACGCCAACACATCCGGCGCGGCGCTTACCTCGACCGCCTCAGTGAGTGCGGGCTCGGTGACGAGTACGGGCGACGCCCCCATGAGTGGCTTCGCCTACACCGTGAACGCCTCCATGACGGCGGGCGCAGCTTCGGCCACCGCGAACGTATCTGGTGTTGGGCTAGCATCAAATGCTTCTGTGGGCGCAGGCTCGGTGACAACCGGCGTCAGCTTGAACGGCGCGGGGCTCACTTCAACCGCTTCTATGGTTCCGGGCCTCGCATCGGTCACAACCAATGTCAATGCGAGCGGCGCGGCGCTTACCTCAACTGCAAGCGTCACATCGGGCGTAATCACGACCTCGTACAATGTGGCGAGCGTCAACCTAACCTCGACCGCAAGCGTCCAATCAGGCGTCATGACGGCGGATCGCACCAATCCGGGCGTATCGCTGACGTCTACCGCGACGATGGCGGCGGGTGCGATGACGATTTCGCAGTCCGAAACGGGCGCGACCCTCGTCGTTACCGCTACCCAAGCGGGCGGCGCTGTGTCGGTGTCCGGGGGCGTGTCCGTATCGGGCGCGGCGCTCACCGTCAACGCTTCCATCGCATCTGGCGTGGCTGCGACGGGTGTATCGCGCACGGGCGTGAACATTACCTCGACCGCGAGCATGCAGATCGGCACGCACTTTGTCGATCAAGTGCGCTCTGGGGCCGCTTTGACCTCTACGGCGTCTGTCGTGAAGGGGAACCTCGTCACGCAGCAGATTTTGACGGGCGTGGGCATAGTAGCATCCCCGTCCGTGCAGCCGGGGGCGCTGAATATCCCCATTTCGCGCACCGGTGCAACGCTTTCGGCCACGGCGGCGATTGTGCGCGGCATTATCGGCGTGCAGCCAAACGGCGTGGATTTGCCGGTAGGCGCGATTATCGTTCCCGGCTCGCCAACCACGCCAAATGTCAGTGTTTCGGGCATAAGCCTCATCGTCAACGCCACTGTAATCGGCGCGAGCCCGGCAGACGTCTTTGTATCCGGTACCGATATCGGCGTTCTTCTTGCCATCATCGGCCCATCTTTGACCGGCTCAGATCAATGGCACAAGGCACCGCCTACAAGCGGCGCGTGGGCACCGGGACCGGGCGAGCCTAAAAACTGGATACCTGCGGCAGTTCCGCCGTCGAATTGGAGTTGAGTAGGTGGCCGATACCTTAACCGCAATTTATTCTTGGGTAATGCCCGAAGTCGGGGCCTCGCAAAATACGTGGGGCACCAAATGGAATACGACGCTCGCCTCTCAGGACACGATTGTTGGCGCGTTGCAGACCAGCAAGGCCGATCTAGCATCGCCGACGTTCACCGGCACGGTCACAGCAGCCGCAGCCAATTTCACCGGGGCGGTGAACTTCGCCGGGGCGACAACCGCCGTCACCAAGGCGGCGGGTACGAACACGACTGACGTAGCTACGACCGCTTTTGTCCAAGCCGCGACAATTGCCCTTATGCCGCCCGGCGCTGTCCAATCGTTCGCTATGGCGACCGTTCCGGGCGGCTGGCTTGAATGCAACGGCGCTTCAGTTCTGCGCGCGACTTACCCGGCCTTGTTCACCGCAATCGGCACGGTATGGGGCTCAGTTGACGGCACACACTTCACGCTGCCCGACTTCCGGGGCATGTTCCTGCGTGGTTGGAACCACGGATCAACGCGCGACCTTACGAATACGAGCCGTACTTTCGGATCGTTTCAGGAGCACGCGAACCAAGACCATCTGCACAACAGCACGGCCTCGTCTTCGTCAAGCACAAGCGTCGCGGCGGCGGGTGCGCATAGCCATAACGTCTTGGGCCAGAACCTTACCAACTCCTACGCCGGGCCGGGCGCTACCTTCAACGTGATGGGTTATCCGCAAGTCCAGAACCTTACGGTAACGGACACGCAAGGCAACCACGCCCACACCGCCACGACCTCGACCACGACCACGATGTCCAATCCCGGACAAGACCGAAATGCAGGATCGCCGGAAAGCAAACCGCGTAACTACGCTGTGCTTTTCTGCATCAAGACATAGGAGGTTTCAATGGGCGGCGAACTCATTCACTTGATCATATGGTTGGCGGTAATCGTCATCGTAATCGTTGCCGTGTGGTACATTCTTAGCCAAATCCCCTTGCCGGACCCGATACGTCAGATCATCATCATCGCTATGGTCGCGGTAGTGGCGATTGTGGCTATCATATTCCTGCTACAGCTTAGTGGCGGCGGAGTGCACTTACTGCAATGAGTACTAATTTCCAACCTATGGAAATCCCGCCGGGGGTTGTCGCCAAGCCGACGAAGAAGATGAACTCTTCCTCGTATGCGGAAGTGAACCTCGTGCGTTGGGTAGAGGGCTCATTCGTCCCCGTTGGCGGGCAGGAGCGCTATGGGTACGCCGCATTCGCGTCGCGCTGCCGCAAGGTGCATGCGTGGATCGATACACTCGGCGTTACCCATATTGCCTACCTGTGCGAGGCGAACGTCTATGTCGATACAGGCGGCGTGATCACGGAAATCACGCCCACCGGTGGCATGATCGCCCCCTCGCCAGACCCGACGCTAGGCGGCTATGGTGACGGTGCTTACGGCTCGGACCCAGACCCATCAGACGCCTACGGCACGGCCCGGCACACGGGCGGCGCGGCCCGCGCTAAAACCGTCCCCTATTGGTTTTCCATCGACAATTGGGGCCAGCAGTTGCTCGTGATGACGAGCGTTGATGGGCGGCTGCTCTATTGGGACCCCACGGTGATATCCGGGGCCGGGTTGCTCCTTCAGGCAGTCCCGACGTCACCGACCGGGCGCGGCTTCGTGGTCACGCCGGATCGCTTCGTGATCATGTTTGGCATTACGAGCGGCGGCGGTTCATTCCGGCGCTGGGGTTGGTGCGATCAAGAGAACTATTCCGACTGGAATTTCGCCTCGACCACGAATAAGGCCGGTTTTTACGACCTAGAGCCTGCTTCGCCCTTCATTACGGCGTGCAACGGCAAGCACGGCGTCCTGTTCTTCACGGCGCGCAAGGCGTATGTCGCCCGCTACACCGGTTTGCCCTACATCTACACGCAGGAAGAGCTATCCGAAGACTGTACGCCGTGGTCGCCCGCTTCGATCACGAACACATCCATGCAAATGTTCTGGATGTCAGAGCAAGGCGCATGGACTTTCGACGGCACGCAGATCACGCCCGTGCAGTGCCTCGTGCGTGACTGGATCAACGACGATATCGACGTGATCAAGGTGCGGCAGCAAGCATGCTGCGTCCATGTGGGCGAGTATTCCGAATTTTGGTGGTTTTTCCCACAAGAAGGACAGCCTTACAACACGCGCTGCGTGATCTACAACTATCGCGAAGGCTGGTGGTCTCAGGGGCGCATGGCGCGGAGCGCGGGCCTTTCGTCCGACTTCGATAGCTTCACGATCATGGCGAACGGTACGGTCGCATATAAGCATGAGAGTGGTTTCAACTACCCGGACGGGACAGAACTCCCGTGGGCGGAAACATTCAACATCAATATGGGCTCTGGCGCGGGCCTTACGACCTTCAAGCAGATGATGCCGGACCTTGACGGGGACAGCACGAACATCGGTTTTCAACTCTATTATAAGAATGATCGGACGGATAAGACGGTTGAGAAGATCACGCCGGTTAGGATGATCCGCGACGGCGGATATGTGGATTTCCGCACGACTGCCCGTGATTTTCGGCTCAGAATTTCAAGTATCAGCGCAAGCGTCACACCCTACACGCTTGGGCAGCATCTCATCGATATCACGCCAAGGGGGAGCAGATAATGGCCGTTGTACTCCCGCCCCTGCCGCCGCCGATGACGAATGTTTCACGTGAAATGACCACGTACCTCGCGCAGCTATCGAATTGGGCTCATAAGTCACTGGCACGCCAAATACCACGCGATGAGGCAGTTCCGGGATTGTTCCTGATTTCGCCCTCGAATAAGGTGTATCAGTTGACCGTGGGCGATACCGGTACGCTGACGACGACCCTTGTTGTTCCGGGGAAGACTTCGCCATGATGCACGACATTTTCCATTCCCGCCTAGCCCGTGCACTCAAGCGTTCCGGGGACATTTATGCCCTCTCGGATATCCTTGCCGCGCTCGATACGGGCGACATGCAGTCATTCACGCGCAACAATACATGGGTTATCACGCAAGTATGCCAATATCCCCGGCGCAAGGTGCTCGATATCCTCTACCTCATCGGCGAATTGGCCGATGCGCAGCTATTAGAGCCTGAAGTGACGGAGTTCGCGCGAGGTGCGGGTGTAACCCTGATACGGGCTTACGGGCGCGACGGATGGGCAACGTTTACGGACAAGTACGGCTGGCATTCGCTCGGTCGTGTGTATCATAAGGAGTTGAGCGCATGAGCGGCGGGGGCGGTCAACCGACTACGACGACGCAGGTGTCAAAGGTAGAGCTACCCCAATGGGTAACGGATGCCTCACAGAACAACTACAAGTTCGCGCAGCAGATCGCCGCCAAGCCGCTCGTCCAGTACGGCGGACCAACGGTCGCGGGCGTATCGAGCGGGACACAGCAGGCTTGGGACACGGCAGCAAACAGCGGCGCGACAGGCCAGCCCGATTACAACGCGGCTGAAGCGGGCTACGCCAATGTGGGCGGGTCCGGGCCGTCCTATGTCACGCCCGGCATGCTCGCCAATACCGATCTTGCACCCTACATGAACCCGTACACGAACGATGTCGTGAATACGAGCCTTGCCGCGCTCAATCAGCAGCGCGAGCAAGCCATCATGGGCAACGCGGACAAGGCAAGCTCGGCCAATGCCTTCGGCGGATCGCGGCAAGGCATCACCGACGCCGTGACAAATAGTCAATCTGCGATGGCAGCAGGCCAATTGGCCGCCCAATTGAACGCGCAGAACTTCACACAGGCACAAGCCGGTGCGACGGGCGATATCAACCGCCAGTTCTCAGGCGCGCTCGCCAATCAAACGGCGGACCAAGCGCAGAAGCAGGACATTATTGCTGCATCGCAGGGCCTCAGCGGCATCGGCGACAGCTTGAACCGAAACAACGTCCAGAATTTCATGATGCAGTCGCAGGCAGGGCAAGGCCAGCAAGCGCAGGAACAAGCCGTTCTGGATGCGAACAAAGCCAAGTTCGACGAAGCCAACAATTACGACGTCAACCGCCTCAACATCCTCCTGTCGTCTCTCGGCATGTCGCCCTATGGCAAGACGCAGACCACGAACAGCACAACGAGCGGCGGCCCGGATCAAGGCACCGATTGGGCTCAAGCGGGCTTGGGCGCGCTGTCCATCTTCGGCGCGCTTGTGCCAAAATCTGATCGTACCTTGAAAACAAACATCAAACAGGTAGGTGTGCATCCTACGGGTATCCCTATCCACTCGTACAACTTCAAGGGAACCCCGAAGAGCGCGAAGATGATTGGCCCGATGGCTCAGGACGTCCGCAAGGCGCTCGGCCCCGCCGCCGCGCCGCGTATCGGCGGCAAGCTGCATGTCAATCTCCCGCAAATTTCGGCCCAAATCGGACCAAGCCTCGCAGCCGGGCTTGCACCGACGCCCGCCACCGGCAACCCGCCAAGCGGCCTCAATCCAACCGGCGTATTAGGGCGTGCATTCGGACGTCCGCCGCGTCCTTTACGCAATCGGCTCGCTATCGGGCCTAGCGGCATGAGTGGAGCGCTCGCCAATGGCTAATTTATATGGCGATGACGATTACAGGCGACGTTTGGCGGCGGCTATTCAGCAAACAGCGGGGGGTATAGGCGCGAACCCGGAAGACCTCGCAACAGCCATGACGTATGAGACAGCAAACACGCTCGATCCGTGGAAAACCGGCCCGACAACGCAATGGGGCACGCATCACGGGCTTATCCAATGGGGCGAGCCGCAAGCAAAGCAATACGGCATAACCATGAACACGCCCGTAGAGGATCAAGTCTCGGCGGTCGGGAAATACCTTCAAGACCGGGGATTTAAGCCCGGAATGGGTATGCCGGATTTATATTCGGCCATTAATGCGGGCCATGTGGGCATGTACAATGCCTCAGATGCCAGCAATGGTGGGGCTCCCGGAACAGTTATGGATAAGGTAAACAGTCAGATGGGGCCAAGCCGTAGAATTGCACAGGGGTTGCTCGGCTCTGTTCCCGCACCTGCGCCTCCTTCCGCTCCTATGATGGGCGCGAATGGTCAGCCCATATACGGTACGAACCTATTTGGGGGCGGGGGAGGCGTAAATGTAGCGGGAGGGGGCGCACCGCCGCCTGCTCTACCGCCGCCCGCGTCAGCGCCGCAGCCTCTCATGCAGCCTTCGGATGGCGGCGTTCCTACAACAGCGCCGGTCCCGCCGCCTGTCCAAGGCCAGCCCATAGGGTCGCCCATAGACGCGGCTCAAAAAACATATGACGCACAACCGCTCGGCACACGTATCGCTGATCAAGTCCAATCTGGGAACCCGATAGGTGCGCTCGGCGCGCTCGGATCGAGCCAAGGCTTCATGGATGCAGCCGGGGGCCTTGCAAAGACCATGACGGGAGGCGGTGCATCGGGCGCAGGACAGGCGCAGAAAGCCGGGCCGCCGCCACCGCCGAACCTTGATACAAATAGCGCCGCAATTGCTCAGGCCGCGCCGCAGCTTATGGCCCAACTCATGGCGCGACGGCGCATTCCGGGTATGTCGATTGGGGGAATGGCATAATGGCTTTCGAAGACAACGCCCGACAGAACTTGATCGTACCGGATAGCGCTTACATGATCGCTCGCATGCAGGCCATGCAGGGCGATAAGCCTACCGGCACGAATGTCATGATCAACGGACAGCCGCAGCTACAGCAGCAGTACGGTAAGGATGAGTATGGTAATCCGCTGTATACCTATTCCGCTGCGCCCGTTGCGCCCGTTGCGCCGCCGCAAAGCCAGCTTACCGATCCCGGCTTGATCGCCAAGCTCGCGCAAGGCGGTAGCGGCCCGGTGAGTACGAACCACTATGGCGGCATGCTTGCTGCGCCCCAAGCGGGGCCCCCGCCAAACAATGTTCTGGCTCAGTACCTCGCTCAGATGCAGGCTCGGCAAGCCTCCGGTAATCCGGGTGTAGGGGCACCAATCGCCGCACCGCCGCCCGGCATTGGTGGCGGATCGTCAATGCCGGTCAACAGCCCGGCAGGGTTCCAGAGCATGTTGCAGGGGCTCAAGGCGGGCGGCACACAGGGAAGCCTGACGCCGATCAATCTGCCCCCTAGTTTCGCAACCATGCTAAATGGTCTTGCAGCGGGCCAGCCCGGCCAAGCCGCCGCGCCCGCAGCTAAGTAAGGAGTGCCGTTATGGCCTTGTTTGATCTCATTGCCGGTTTGACGGGACAGGATGATCCGCAGAAGAAAATTGCGGCTGCGCTGGCAATGCAGAACAACCCTAATCCGATGACGCAAGCGGCGTGGGGCCGGGCCAACGGACAGCCGGACGCGAGCGCGGGCAACCCGCAAAGCCAGCCTGTCGCGCCTCCGGACGCCGTACAGCAGCAGATGGCGAAGCAGCCTCAGGCGTATCAGTCACCGCCCGATATGGTGGCGCTGTACACTCAGCTTGCGGACAGGTCCAAGAATGAGGAAGGCTTTAACCGGGGGCTCGGATTGCTCGCGGGCGCGTTCGCCAAGCCAGCGGATCGCGCGGGCATGCTCACGGCGATGGAAAATCAGGTTCCCGATGCAAGCTCGCTTGTCGGCAATTCGGAAAAGCTGTCGAATGACGCTTTGACCGCGAGCAAGCGTCAAACCGATCTTGCGAACCTGCCCAACATCGCCAAACAGCTTGGCGTGCCGATGGAGCAGGTCACGACGATGTACAATAACGGTACGCTCGATAATCTGTTGCAGCAATACAACACTCCCGATCCGATCATGAAGGAGTATAACGACTACGTTAAGGAGCAAACAGCGTCCGGTTTGCCGCATGTCAATATTGCGGAATTTCGCCAGAAATATAGCTCGGCGGCGCGGTACTCGAATTCGCCCATACCGGCGTATGACGATAAGGGCAACCTTGTCATGTATCAGACGAACAGTCTCGGCGATGGGCGCATGATACAGCCGCCGCCCGGAACGCACTTTGCCACGCCCATGATGGACATTGTGCTCGCCAATGGGCAGCATGAAATCGTGCCGAAAAATCAGCCTATACCTCCGGGGGGCCGGTATTTCAGTGAAGCGCCTCCGGGCGCGCAACCTACTCCGGGCACTCAACCCGCGCCGGGCGCAAGTGCGCCCCAAGTTGGTGGCCCACCGGGCGCATCCCTCGTTGGCGGCACGCATGCCGACAATGAAGGCGACGTGTCAAAGGCGCAGCAATTGGCTGCTGATCAAGTCAAGTCGTCGCAGGCTCTCAATGATACGGAAAGCACGTTGCGATCCGGTATCAATACCATCAACAAATTCTTGGATGACAACCCGAAAACCAACCCGGACTACGCGCGCATGAGCAATGGCTTGGCGGGACGTACCGGGCAATATTACACCAGCATGCCCGCGCCCGACACATTCTTAGGCGGCCTCATGAACAGTGACGACGCTAAAAAGGCACAAGCGCAGCTTGCGCAGCTTGCAGGAACGACGTTTAAGCAAGCCTATTCAACGCTACGGGGCGGCGGATCGATTACGCCCCCTGAAGAAGAAGCGGCTATGGCTGCGATCAATCAGCTTTCCCATCAGGAAATGTCAACCGATGATTTCAAGCAGGCACTTTCTGAAGCGCGGGATGCGCTAAAGCGGACCATAGAAAGCGCCTATCTCAGGTCTGGGAAACAACCGCCCGCCGATGTGCTCGGCTCGCTCGATAAACTTAATGCTATTCCTGTCGATAAGGCTGGCGCGGGTCCGTCAACGTCGCCGCTTAGCGATCCGTCCTTGGCAGAGCGTATGAAAAAGTACAGGAAATAGGCGATGGATTACAGTGATCAAGACCTCGTAGACGCCTTCAACGCTGCCGACAAAGCGGGGAATGCCGACGACGCGGCTGCATTCAGCGCTGAAATCCAACGTAGGCAGGGATTAGCGTCGCAGCCCGCGCAGACGACACAGCCAGCGCAACCCACATTCCCGCGCGGCGGCGCTGTGGGCAACGTCAACCCGCCCGCTGTGGATCGCGATCCGGCCCATACGGCGGCGGTGCATGCTGCCTTCGAAGCGCAGCCGTGGTGGCAGAAGCTCGCCACTATTGGCGGCGACGATGCGCGCCTTGCGGCCAGTAACTTCACGGGCGGTCTTAACAAGGTCGCGGCGGCGGGCTTGAATAAGGCGATAGGCGGTGATTATGGGCAGTCTCTTGATACGCTTAACCAAGGAGACGCCGACGCTGCTATTCGTCAGGGTTGGGGCGGTACTCTTGCTGGCGCTGCTGGCTCTATCCTTGGTCCCGGTAAAATCATGCGCGGGGAGCAGCTTGCCGTTGAAGGTGCAAACAGGCTGTCGAACTTCGTTTCCCCGTATGTCACGCGCTTCATTGGGCGCGGCGTCGCAGGGGCGGGAGAGAACGAAATTCTCAACGCAACCAACAATATCTCACAAGGGAAGAACCCGCAGGAGGGGGCATTGCCCGCGCTCGCTGCCGGTGCGGGTTTCGGGGTAGGCATACCTCTTGCGACGCGCGCCGTTGGTACAGCTATCGGCGGGTTGCCCGGTATGACGCTCAACGCTGCCGTACCGAACACAGCGGAAATGATGGCTCGGAAAGAAGCGGCATACGCGCCGCTCAATGCCAGCAATGAGCCGTACAGCGCGCGGGACTGGAATAGCTCTGTTGCGGACTTGCGTCAAAATCTTAATGCTGCCGGGCCATTTGGCCCGCTCGTCACGCCCAAGATGTACGCCCATCTGGAATTTATGGCGGGTAGAGGCGCTATGCCGGGCGCTCCCAATGCCGCACCGATGCGTGGAGGGCAGACGTGGAGCCAAGTTGACAACATTCGCAGCAAGATTTCTAAAGCGCTCGCCACCACGAACGACGCAGACGAGATTGCGGCGGGTACCGCCATGCGTGATCATCTGAACAATTTCATCCAGAACACAGACACGATCCACGGCACCAATCTCGGCGCTCAGGATATCGCGGCGCGCGAGGCCAACCGCAAACTCGGCAACTCGCAATTGATCGATAGTGTGGAACGGGGGCAGACGCTTCGCCCGTCGCAGCAAAACTACACGCCAAATAAGATCGCCACGACGCTTGACGACGGATCAGCGGCGCGACGCTTCCTTACTCCAGAGGAAGAAGGCGCGCTATTCCCCGTTACGCAGGGAACGAAGTTGAGCCGCACAGCCGATTATTTCGCACAGCGCCCGTGGGCGCTAGGCGGCGTCGGGCCATTGGCAGCGGCGGCATTGGGCTTTCATTTAGGTGGCCCGGTCGGCGCGCTCGGCGGCATTGCGGGTTCCGTGCTTACACAGCAAGCGGCGAAATCCATATCCCGCAGCACCACGCGCGCAGCTATGGAAGACGCGCGACGTGTTGCGACTGGTACGCCCGCAGCGACGTATCCCGGTTATGACGCCGTAAATAGCGCGTCAGCAAGGGATCGGCTGACGGCGTTAATGGCTGGGATGTATTCGAACCAAAATTGAACGGCTCTTTGTGGCCGCTCAACTCTTGGAAGCGCTTTAGTTGCTTCTTATCGGATATCTCGAACGCCTGTAGCAACGCCCCAATGATGAGGCTTGCGAAGAATGAAAGACATACTGCGGTAATCATGCCCATCGTCGCCTCCTAAGCGAAAACCGCCTTTTGGCCGGGAACGGCGCGGCGGATTAGCGAGAACACGGCTTGATACAAATCTTCTTTTCGTTGCAGCGCTTCTATGCAATTCCTGTCAAGTGGCGTGCCCGCTAAATCCACATATAGCACATTATCGGCGGTTTGGCCTCTCCGATGAATGCGGTCTTCGACTTGCGACCGGGTGTCGAGGGAATAGGTGTTTTCGAAGAATAGGGTTGTCGCGCACCTATTGTCCGGCTCCGGGCCTCCTAGCAAAGTGTGTCCATACTTAGAAGCCTGATCCTGTAGCAGGATGTAGCGGCAACTCGGATCGTCGTTGAAGCGTGATTTTTGGTATTCTATGACTTCGGCAGGCATCCCGCCCGTGATATATGCCGGGCGGCCTTCTACGAGCGCCCTTAGCAGTATGTCCCCGGAATAGCGGTGATGGTAGACAATCGCTGCCTTCCCAGTCACTTCGGTATCCAGAACTTCCTTCAGGATGTTGACGCGCGGGTTGCGCGCGAGCGGCACTAGCTCGTGAACCTTCTTTTCCTCATCGATGATGAACCCGGCTTGAATTTGGGCCAGCTTCATATAACGCGTGATCGCTTGCTCGATTGTCACGCCGTCCGTCTCGGTGAGCCAGAGAACGAAATCGTCGTGCATGCTGGCATACTGCGCCGCTTGCTCGGCGCTCATGTCGTATTCTCGGATCGTGTAGCTCTTCGGCGGTAAGTCGGTCCAGTCCGCCTTGAGTGCGCGGAACACGTGGGGCTCGATCAACTCGGCGAGATATTCCTCGTTTTTCACGCCTATAACTTGCTCGCCGCCCCATCCGCCTTTGACCGTGAACTGCGTCTTGAAGGAGTGGTAATTGAAGCCGTTCAATTTCCCAATTGCGCGCATCTGCGCCCACAGATCATGCGGGCCTTGCGTCGTGGGCTTGCCGGACAGAATGCGGGAGAACTCCAAATGCTTGCCTAGCTCGATAGAGCGCTTGGTCTGCGAGCTATCGAAGGTCTTAATCTGAATGCTCTCATCGAACACGCCAAAGGTAGGCTTGGCGTCGGCGAAGGCGCACGCATCGGCAATGCCGCCCGCCGTCCGCAACCCCTGATAGTGCATGATCAGCACCGGGGGCTTGTCGAACGAACCCCGCAGCCATGCCTTGCTTGTCTTCGAACCCGTCTCATAGATATGGGCGTCGAAATCAAAGCCGTGCTTGGCTATCTCCGCGCGCCATCCGCCCTTGAAGCTATTCGGGCAGACGACGAGCATACGCGTTGCGTCACCATCATCCAGAGCGCGCTGAAAGTCAGCCAGCGCCGTCAATGTCTTGCCTAAGCCCATTTCCATGAAATAGCCAAAGCCGCGCTTACCCTCGCTCGCGGCGAGGGCTTTGCGCTGTACTTCGTCAAGGGTGCTCATTTAGGCGTAAGTCCTTTGGGAGGGGTGTAGGGGTATTCCTGCGCGGCAACGGCGCTATTGTACGCATCCTGCTGTTGCTTCGTTTGGAGTTTGGTGATCCGGTCTACCTCTTCCTTACTGATATACGGTCCGGCTTGGTCGAAATCCCGCTGCTCCGCTCGCGCTTTGGCCGCCATTGCCTCCTTAAGAGCGCGCAAATCATTCACAGGACTTCCGGCGTATTGCACCGCTTGTTGCGCTGCGTTGTCCTCATTCACGGCCTTATGCGCCTCCTCTTTGATGATATCATGCACGACCATCGATCCGCCCAAAGCGGTGTAACCGATATCGTCTATGTAGTTTTCCGCGCTGCCAGAGCCGTACACCTTCCGCGCCTTCTTCAGGAGGCTCATCATCTCCGCGACGTCGCGCGGGGTAATGACGACAGATCGCGGACTGCCGTACCCCATCTTGTTCGTGTGTGCGAGGTAGACGGTCCAAAGTTCCGCGATCATCGCGAAACTTTCCGCAGCGTCGCCGTGCTGATCCGCACGCTCGGTCGTGATGAGGCGCTTGGCTTCGTCCGTGAGCCAGCCCGCTGTATTTCTACGGTTGACGTCCGACATGATCTAGATACTCCGTGAGTTGGTTGTAATAATTGCCTTCAGAGCTAGACCAGCATTGCCGCTTGTCCGCCTGCTTAGGCCAGCCGTGGGCAATGTGCATTTGGCCTTCCTTATCCCATCCTACGAGCATAGGCCGGGCGTAGCCGCGCGTTTGAATGATGCGCTGCCCCTCTACCCATTGCCGCTCAGTCGGATGAAACAGGTTCCCGGCGATGCGCTTTCCTTCGATAAAGTACACGCGCCCGCTTGTGGGGATGACGACGATATCGAGAATGCCAACGGCATATTTATCTTCGATGCGTCGGGCGTATGCGCCCGCGTTCCGCGCCTGCTTGATCAGCAGCGACTTATATTCGGCTTCAAGTTTCATTTACGCTTACCTCTGATCACTTCACTCACGCGGCCACCATCCACGCCTACGGCGCGGCCTATCTCGCGGTGCAGCATCGTCGGATTTTGCGAATAGATGTTCAATATCCGCTCACGCACAAGCGGGCTCATGGGTACGGCTTTCGGGCCACTGCGATGAATTGAAGGGCGGCGATATAGCTCATAGATCAATTCAGCCAGCCGTTCCGCTATGGCCTCGTGGTCCATCGCCACGAGTTCATCGACTATTTTCTGCATCTCCTTACGAACTTCAGGTATCTTCATGGCTGCACCGGTTCCAGAATGAAAAAGCCGCTGTGCGGATCGCGCATTAGCTCGTGCTCGTCTAGGTTGATGGCGTTCTTCAGGAGCGGCAGAACATCCTCCCAATGGCCGAAAGGCGTTGCAGTCGTAGGTGCGGACGCTAGCCAATCCAACACATCATCCAAGGACGACTTGATCCATTTATCTCGCGGCCCTAGCTGTGCGAACACAGCAGCGACGTCCGGGGGCAAATTGTCGGTAAGATACCAGCTTGCCATATCGTACAGCCCGGTAGGTGTGGCGATGTGAATGCTAGGCATTTGTTCCTCCATGCTTTTTGACGAATGCGGCGGCGGCGCGAACGCTAGACAAGGAGCAAGGAACAGCATGAAACTTTGGAAAGACGTTTAAGTTTCCCAAATTATCTTCCAGATATTGCGCAGTCTCAGCGAACGGTGCTATGACTTTCAGCGCCTCCGCAAGGGCGGCTTCGGCATTGGCGGTGCCGTCATCTGCACGTATGCGCTGCCACATCATGTCCGTATGTTCTTTAAGCGCCTCGTCGCGCTCGTATCGCAGATCCGATATCTCTTTGCGTTGCGCTTCGAGACGGTCAGCGACATTAGATAATGCATCGGCCCATAGGCTCTCGCCCCATTCTGCTTCTTGCTGCGCCCACGTTCTAACACGTTTGATCAGCCCCTCGTCGTCAGCATCGGTCATTGCCCTTCCCTCCATGCTTCTTGGCAAATGCGGCGGCTGCGCGAAGGTCGCCCCACGTCAGAAGTTCTCCGTTGAAGCCCCATGCGGGAATATCAGAGGTATAATGAAATGTGGCGTTATGCTCGGAAATCGAGGCGAACGGCGCTATGACTTTTAGCGCCTCCGCAAGGGCGGATTTCAGTTCCGCGATCTCGTGCGCTTGCGCTTCCAGGCGGTCTGCAAGAGCCGCCTTCGCCTCGTCATAGTCTGGCTCGCCGTTGACGCCACTCAGCGCCCTAATAACAGATACTTCGAATTGATCTATCAGTCCCTCGTCGTCAACATCGGTCATGGCTTCCTCTCAACATAACGCCCGATCCAAATACCGACAATCAATGCAGCGCCAATTACGGCGATCATGACGTCCCCATCGGTCATGGCTTCTCTTGCTCCATTATTAGAACCCAACACCAAGAGAACCAGCCGCAACGCTGGCAATTTAGCGATACAATGCGCCAATCGGTTCGCGACAAAAGGTGCTCCTGCACTTCTGCTAGGTTGCCCACGAACACATATTGATCCGGCGCGGTCATCACTCCCCCCCACTCTTCGGCGCGCCGCGAACGATGCGAAAACCATCTCTGCGCAGACAGTCAACGATTTCATACGCCGTTCTGTTGTCTGGAGCCGTCCGCCATAAAGGACCATGAAGCGCATCGGCTTGATCTTCCCTCGTCATCTCCTGACTTTCCACGGGCGGCGCAGAAATAGTGACTTCTAACACTTCGGCATACTTAATGAGCGACATAGCCGTCTCCGTAGTCCAGCCATCGAACTGCGCTTCGTCGTATGAATACATCTGCATACCTGGATAGGGGTAGCCCTCTATCTCAGATTTCATACCCTCTATATCAGGACGATCCACGGGCGGCGCAGCAACGGGCGGGGGCGCAGCGTATAGCGGTTGCTCTTCCAAATTATGCAGGAATGTCGCTCTCTGATCTGCGTCCACATAACGCCAACGGGCTGTTGGACCGTCATTCTTCCATAGATAGCGCCACGCCACCGCCTCAGCTTCCGGCGTGCCAGACGCGCGGGGAAGGGCGGCGAGGTAGACTTTTATCGCCGCTATTACCCCGTCATAGGTGATGTTGGCCGCATCTGGAAAAGACTTCTCGTATATAACGAGCGCCCTATTTAACGCATTCGGGTCCAGATCAGTCATTGTCAGGATACTCCTTCGCCAACCTACGGCGCTCGTCGCGGTCGTCACGGAGGCGATCAACGTCCGGCTCTTCCTCGTACCATTCGAGCTGAAACAGCAGATCGGAAATCGCCTCCTTTTCGGTCGCTCCCCAGCCAATCGGACAACCTTCGCCGTCATAGGTATCATCGTCTATGGCGATCCAATCGTGGTTGCGCGTCGGGATCGGCGGGTAGACGTTTTCGGTGCTGATGGTCAGCTTGCCGATTTTGTGGATAGCCATAATCGCAATCCTTTTGTTGGAGGAAGTGACGGCTTGCAGAATTTCACGGCCTACACCTACGCTTGCGCGCGCCCGCCACCGAACTCTGCCTTGTAGTGCCTCGCACACTAGCCCGTTGCCGTCGCGGCTGCTGGGAAAGGAGAAAGGCGGGCTAAATCAAACTGTTTTTCTTTGCCCACCATTCTGGGACAGAGAATGTCGTAATGCCTTCCTTGTCGGCTGGCCCCATCATCTCAGCGATGCTTTTCGCGAGCCATGCCTCTTTCATCGTGAATTGGTCTTCAACCAACCAAGCCTTCGCGGTCGTGGCTTTTATCTCGGCCTCGATCTCGATCATTTCGTCGCCTGCGCGAATGCCCATCGGTCAATTCCCTTTCGAACAAGATGTATAATGTAGGCTTACAATGTTGCAGTCAATGCGACAGAATGTCACAGCCATTTATTATATGCGAATAGGAGCGCCGTGCCCGCTACCGTAACCACCCATACGGCTATGCCTATCCATATCGGCGTGCATTCCCATCCGGTGCATACGGGTCCGCAATTGTGAGTGATAAGTAGGGGTGTCATTTGCCATAACTCGCTTCACACCAATCCATACCAACGCCAACATCGAACGGGATAGGTAAGTCCAAGTCGAACTCAGGTTCATACGGTACGGCCTCCATGATCCTGATCAACTCGGACCGGTCAAAGCCGATTGTGTTCTGCCCCACGATGCTGTCATGCACCGTCATGAGCATTTGCAGCTTGTCAGGGTACGCCTCCGCATACTCGCATGCACGCAGAATACAGGTCTTTAGATGGTCGCCAGCGCTGTTCTGGATGACACGGTTTGATCCCCGGTAGGCGAGCCACTTGTCGCCGTTCTCTAGCCGCGCACGCCGCCCCAGTATCGATTTAACGTATCCCGTGGAAGCGAAGATCGCCTTAGCGTGATCCTGAAAATCACGGATACGCGGCATGAGGTCCAGAAAGCCCCGATGGAACTCCGCAGCTTTCGGCACTTCCCAACGCATATGCCGGGCGAGTGTCTTAGGCTGCATCATGTTCAGGATGCCGAGACCCAACGTCTTAGCCACCTTCCGATCAATGCCAAGACCAGCCGAAGCAATGTCGTGAATATCAATTGTTTCGTTCCTGTAGCCTTGTAAGAGGTTTTCGTCGCCGCTGTAATAAGCGAAAAAGCGAGGCTCTTGCTGCTTTGCATCGGCCTCGAATAGCTCCATTCCATCATCGGGGATGATCAGCTTTCGAACCATCTTGCCGATGTAGGCGTTGCGTTTGGGGATAGCCTGAAAGTTAGGATCAGAGCACGAGAAGCGAGCGCCCGCGACGCCATACTCGTCATTGCGGCTTTGATGCAGAATAGGATGCACGCGCCCGCCCACATTGAACTTGCCCACAATGTTCGAGGCGAACGCATCGCGAGCCTTGCGCAGCTTGCGCACCGCCATGATGGCGTCGCCTATCTCGTTGGTTTCCAGAAAGTAGCTTGTAAACGAAGGCTTGCCGGTCGCAGTCCGCATGAAGCGCCCATCATCGTAGCCATTGGCCCGATACAGCGCCTCCACATCCTTAGGTGAGTACGGGTTAAAGCCCGGTTCGAACTTCTTCATACCCGCCGCTATGGCGCTCGCCATGATCCCGCTTTCGCCTAGCAGTTCATCAGCGTAGGCCATGTCCACCTTGAGGCCGCGAAGGTGCATATCCGCGACGTATCGTAGCAACTGGCATTCCAGATGCCAGACACGTCTTAGGTCTTCTTCGTCAAGGTACTTCTGTTGCGCGTTGCGTAGCGCGAGCGTTGACACGCCGTCACCGCAGGCATAATCCACCACATCGGCGTCATCTCCCGGCATGCGCCAGAAATTAGACATAGATTTGCGGTCGGGCAGTCCGCCGAAACGAGCCGCAATGGCAGAATAAAGCGCTTCTCCTTTTTTCGCTGCAACGCCGTGCCGTTTGCAGCAGTTTTCAAGGCTGTAACTTGCCGTTGTGTCATCGATAAGCGCTTCATTGATGAGGGTATCTTCTAATGGGTACTGAGGACGAATGTTTTCCCGTCCGGCCATTCTAAGGTCAAATCCAAGATTGTGGCCAACGGTGCGGTAAGCCAATCGTCCTCTGACAAGGAAAGCGTGGTTAAGAGCGCTTTCGAACTCAGTCGTATTGGGTATATTACCGCCCGCTTCGTGCCGGACGGGGACGTATAGTGAATTGTCAGCGTCAGTGATAACGTATCCAACTGCCCTATCCTTCAGTTCGAGGCCCGTTGTTTCCGTGTCGAACGCAATGAGCGGACTTTCACGGACGATACGGAGCGCCCTTTCCGCATTGATCCCTTGGTACATGTCAGATATCCATTCACAACTTTCCACCGAGCGAGATGGCCCGCGAAGGCCATCCCTTTCTTGTCACACTGCGCTTGAAGGAGCGCCCGCAGATCAGAATTTGCTCTTGCCATCACGCGCCGCCTTCGGTGGAGAAGCCTTGTCGGTCGCAGGCCCGGCGTCGGTGTCGTCATGTTCATCGTTGGCCTTGTATACGGCCTTGTTGAACTTGGCGTACAGCGCAGACGTAATCTCGGCGGTATCCGCGTCAACGTATCCGTCGCCCGCATATACGTAGTTGTCGTAATCGTCGCCGCCTGAGCCCGTCTCTTTCTTGACGCCGATCTTGTAGCGCTGCAAATAGTGGTCGCGAGGCTTTGCCTCTACCATGCTGATCAACCTCTGCCCCGCCTTTACGGAACCGCGAGTATTGATGATCAACGCGCACGAGCCCAATTCGGGGAAGTAGAAAAGAAACTCATACGTGAGCGCCGCAGCCGGAACCGATTTAGGATCGCCCGGACGTGACGAGCCGAAATCCCCAAGCCCGCTTTCCGCGACGGTCTTTGCCAGCTTCCACGTATACGTGGCCGGGTCCTGCTTGAACTTCACTTTGAACTCGCCTTCGGGCGGGTCCCAATGGATGGCGTCATTGGCGCGTGCCAGTATGCCCCGGTCATCGCCGCGCGGTGCCCAAAGCACGTACGACTTGCGCACGTTGATGGGAATGGCGACCATTTCACGCCCCAGATTTTCAGCCAAGATCGTATGCCAGAAATGCCCGGCCTTGGCCTCGTTGAATGCCTCCACTTCCGGGGAAAGCGGCTGTAGCAGCTTGATCCGGGGAATGATGAGGTCCGTGCTGTCGGTGTTGCCGAAGCCGGTTGTCTTGCCCGCGCCAAGGTGCGCAGGAAGGCTATCGCTCTTAGGAACGATTGCGTTCATTGTCTTAACTCCCGTTTATTTCGTGATTGAGGTGTAGGCCATGCGTCCGACATTGAAATCAGTGTCGGGGAGGTCCTTGCCTTGCTCTTCGGAATACGCCTTCGCCGACGCGGCGAGCGTCTGAGGGGATACGGTTTCCTTGATAATGCCGCCGAGCTTGTTATCGCGAAGCCAGAGATAGGCGTCGTTTGTGTGCCCCGGAATGATGGAGGCAGACCACTTGTGCGACACCTTGACCATGCCGACGCCATCGATGCGCAGCGATTTCACGCCAACTTCCCGCAATGCGTCGGGGATTGTGTTGCGGGAAAGAGCCGTCTCGATATTTTCGAGCGTCTTGCGTGCTTCCTTGATCCGATCCATGCCGTCCGACAGGTCGTAATAATGGCGGATCAGTTCGACGTGATCGACACGCGCCGCAGCTATCGTGTCTTCCTGTACTAGCTTAACGAGGTCCGCGATCTCGTCGCATACGAACCTCAGCTTGTGCTTTGTGCTGTCGCGCATAGCTTGCTCCATGAACCGCCGAACGTTCTTGTAAGGCGTGATGGAGAAGCTACGCTTGTAAGGTTACAATGTCAACGGCCTTTTTGCCGCCGTGATAATTCTTTTGTCCGGGTGCGGCTTGCGCCTTACGCGCCAATTCGCCGATTACTCCACCGGGGACGCCTTGCGCTTTCAACTGCGCCGCGCGCCCGCCGTGTCCAAGCTTGTTGGACTTACCCTTGAACGAGCCCGATAGCTTGATCTTGCCCATCAGAAGCGGCCTTTCGACGGTGCGCGCATCACAGCCGATCCAACCGGCATAGACATTGATTTCAGCCCCGAACGCGATACCGTCTTTTTGGCATCCATCTTCGGCGGCGGTGTCTTCATAGCCTTGCCGCCTGCGAATGGCTTCATTGCCTTGCTTTTCGCTCCACCAATCTTTTTCATACTTTGCCTCTTCCACCCTCGACAACGCTAAAGGATGAGGTACGCCCTAGCTTCGGGCGCGGTTGCACAACTGTCGTCGCTTCGTTGCGCTCGTAATCACTCTCATTGAAAACGTACTGTGATGCAATAGGCGCTCCCGTCGCATCGCCGAATTTCTCATGTAATGCGCCGATCTTCCATTTAAATCGCCGCCCAATGCTACCGCCCGCGATAACATCTTCCAACATATCCGCCGCCGTGAACTCAGCGAGAACTCGGCTCACGGGCACATTCGACAGCCCCAATTCTTTGTTGACGGCGGTAATGCGGTTATTCAGGTCAACATTAGTGAACGGTGTTGATATATCCGTATGCTCGATTATCCATCCTGATTGCACTATGCTCCGCGCGATTTGGCGAGCGTAGGTCATGTTATGGACTACAAGATCAACATCATTGGAGGCGCTGTGCTGTGTGCTTTCGACGGTTGTCAAGACAACGGGCCGATCCATGAGCATGCGCATATAATGCCGCTTGACGTCGCGACGTTCGAGGAAGGCCGCATACTCCGCGAAAAATGGCTTGAGGCCCTCAGCCCATTCCTTGAAGGCCCTATCGGACATGCCGAGATATTCGCGGGTATAAGCCTTGGTGTAGAAAAGAGCCCGGTCGTGCGTGTCACCGTTCCCAAGGTTGAGATTGAACTTATTGGCGGCGAACATGATCCGCGCGTAGATGTTATAATCCTTTGCGTCCACGCCCTTTTCCATACCGTGAAACGAGACGTTGCGGATTAGCTTTTTAACTTCGTCGCCCGCCGCTTCCCCGTTAAAGCGCGCCTCATCGATGAAGACCATCATCTTGCCCAAAAACGAACTCACGTTGAATTTTTGGTCGATTATTTGCGGCGAAGCTGATCCCCATAAATGTCCGAATACCGCCTTCGCGAAGGTATTCCCGATGAATGACTTGCCAACTCCCATACCGCCAACCACAACCCATGCAATTTGCTGCTTTGTGGCCGGGTGTTGCAGCGTCCAAGCAAACCAATCTTTGATCCATTCGATTTGCTCCTTATTGTCGCATGTCAGATAGCCTAAGAGCCGATCCAGTTTGGCGTTGCATTCCTTCATCAATTCGAGGTTAACTTCCTCGACAGGACTTATTTGCCAGCCTTCCCATTGGTTGAAGAAGGTGTACGCCTCTGGCGGCATTTCCTCATCTTCGTTAAGGATGTCGCCAAGGCTATCGCGGACATAGATGCGACCGGGATCAAGGTCAGGATACATGTCAACCGCATTGACTGACTTGCGCATCTTCGAACGCTCGTAAATCACGAACGCATCAACGCTTTTGTCCGCTACCCGGATCACTTCGCCCATATGGCGGCGCATTAGCTTTTCCGCCTCAAACATATATTTGCGCCGGGATTTGAACGCTGAAACGTCGATATATTGCCCGCTTTCCCGGTCGTATATGTATTGCTCCGCGAATTTGGCGAGCGGCGAAACATCCGATCCCGGCATGAACACGGCCCTAAGCGCGTTCATACCCGGCGTTGTCAGGATATCGCCGAGCGCGTTCCATCCGGGTATCTTGGCCTCCGGGTTACGCTCTAGCTTGCGCCGCGCATCGTAATAGGCGCGGTATCGCATAGACGCCTCGTCGTCGCCTAGCATGCTGCAAACGAACTCAATGAGCGCCCGCGCATGTTCGTCACTATCGACACAGCAGAACACTTCATTGTTGAGCCGGTCATGTGTGTTGAGCGCCGCGCTATCCCCGACGACGCGAGCGAGCCAGCCGGTAAACTTCGAAGCTACATTCTGCCGTTGCCCTTCGATCCAATGGGGTTCCAGTAGATACAGAACAACGCCAAAAGCGATACCCCTTACTATATCGCGGAACGAAGCGCGCCGCGCCGTTGTGGCGGCGATATCCTTAACCGATGAGGCTACCTTACCGTCCGCCGTCCACCACACAGACGGGTCCGCCGTCGCTGCCAGCTTCTTATGAGTGTAGACACTCCCCGGCATAACGGTTTGCTTTGCGCCGTCCGCGAGCGCCTTGTCTTTCAATGACGGCGGATATGCCCTTAGCTGATTTTCGTATCGGTTGCCGTTAAGCCTGAATTCCTTCGGCGAAAACGCTTTAAGTTTGTCGAAGTTTTCATGATCCGCTTCGGCCAATTGGACCAAGATATGGGTTGGAGCGCCCACTGATTGACGGCCAAACGCGAACCGGGTGTCAATTCCGCAGGCACGCAAGCCGTCCACCATCCGTTGATTAAACGTTCTGTCGGCTCCGTCTGCTGCGTCAATATCGATATCGAGCCATCCGAGTTGCAGGTTAAAACCAACGTTGAAAAAGCGTTTGTCCTCGTCATCTATCCATTCCTGTAAATCGGTCGATAGATAGGTCTTTTTCTGCCAACCTTCTTCCGTGGGCGATTTTGCGTTCGATGCGAGGTAGATCGCCGCTACCTGAATAAAACTCTTGTTGATCGCCGCCGTGATCGCGCGCTGTTGGTGCACAAGTTCAAGCTGCGCCGAACTCAGAGTGAACGGCGACGTTGAGGATTTGAATGTCATCTTATTATCCGTGAGAGGATTAAGTGAGAGTGCGAGGGAGCGCCGTCGCGCTTTGTCCCCTCGCTTCGCCTCTCACGCAGCGAGCCGATATTGAGCCGTCTATTTAGTCTGTGTCAACCTTCGTGATCGTGTAATCACCCGCGAACTTGTCTCGCCATGTCTGTTTGTAATCGAACCCATGACGCTTGCACCAACGCGCTAGGTCCACGATAACCTCTATACCGTCCGGCCCGTTTATCTCCCAACGCGAGCGGTTGGCGGGTTTGCGCCGGAAACGCGGCATTTTCTTGCGTTTGGGCTTATCCATCATTTCCCGTGACCATTGTTGTGCCCGTTGTTCCCCGTGCCCGGCCCGCTGCCGTTCGTATTGCCGCCGCCGTTGCCGTGGTTGGGGTTGTTTCCGTTGCCGTTCCCCGGCCCGTCCCCGTGCCCTACATGCCCGCTATTTCCATCGCTCCCCATGCCACCATGCTCATGACCGTGATCGCCCCCATCACCGCCGCTATGATGATTATCGCCCCCGCACGAAGACCCGCCCGGCGATCCGCCTCCGGTTCCGGTTCCGGTTCCAGTTCCCGTGCCACTGCCCGATCCGCCGCCGCCCGCGCCCGTTCCACCTGATGTGCCTCCCGTTGACGTTCCGCCGCCCGTACCCGTTTTTGAGCCGCCCGAATTGTTTCCCGTTGACGTTCCCGCGCCATTATTCCCGCCCTGCGAATTGGCTGTCGATTTCGCGTTGTTTGATGATGAGACGTTGCTCGTGGGCGAGTTGCTCATAGAAGGCTGCGATTGTGCGCTCGCGCCAATAGAGGTCGAGGAAGGCTTCGCGGAGACGCCTCCTACGTTGTGCCGCACTTCGCCGTTGCCGCGTAGCGTCTGTGTCGGACATGTCGATACCTCGAATGGGAGCAGTTTCCAACTGCATTGCCCCTGCTGCGCAGCATATGCGCCATGACTTAGCGTGATGATAGTTGACGCTAGTAGTACTGTGATTGTCTTCACGTCATTCCCTTTCTGTGAAGTATTATTCTAGCTATCTAGAATAATTCTAGGCTTTGCCTTGAAGTCGCCGATAATCGTCGTGCCTACTGCATCCGCTATGTTCTGCATCATTGCGGCTGCGATTTCCATTGCCATAACCTGATCATTCGCGGGAACGGTATGGCGCAGTAGGCGCGTAAGCATGTATGCCACCATTTGTTCGACCATGCCCGCAATCTCGTCCGGGTCCACCTTATCGAGATGACAGTCACCAATTAACTTCGCATAAGGTCGCAGTACCTTATCTATTAGGCGTAACCCTATCGACCATCCATGTTCGGCCTCATAGTCCGTCATCAACTTATTGATGTGAACATCCACCTTTCGGTGATTTTCCGCGCGAATTGTGTCGATGTCATCTATGTCGGTCGGTGTCATCTGTACACCCGAAAGACTGACAACGGAGCGGCCAACGTCTTGAGGTCGCCCGTATCCGTGATCCAAAGCACCTCTAGCAGATTAGGCGAGCCGGCTTCCCGATCCGCGAGCCGGACACCACTTACTGTCATAAGCGGCTTTGTGTTCGCGGCCAGATACACGATTGTGCCTACCGGCGTCTTTAGTGTTGGCGGCTCTGGCCTAAGATATCCACCTTTGGGCGCGGCTTGCATATCGTCAGGCGGTGCGAATGGATTGTGTGTCATGGCCTAAGATTTTCCTCCAGAAATTTGTAAACTTCAGCGGACGTCTCGCCCGCCCGTGCCGGTATGCCGTTGAACTCTGCGCTATCCCACATGCGCCAATACCAACCGGCTTTTTTGTCGCGCCGCCCATTGTCGTATCCGAGATATTGGATATCGACTGTTATTCCGTTGACAACGTGTTGGCCCTCATAGTCGGATGCATCCACGATGCGTGATTGCTTCGGTTTTAAAGGGGTCTGCGCGGCCAAAGTTGAGTTGACGCTGAGTATGTCGCTCTCAGTGACATAGGCCGTGTAGAAGGCTTCCAAGCCCATTTGCGCGCATTTGGCTTTTACGCTCTTGTAGCGCTCGGATGTATCCGTGATATGCGCGACCGTGATGCGAGCCAATCCGAATGCGGTAGCAAGCGGACCGCGCGCAACGCCCTTGTGATGATACAGGGCGTATATCGCCGCGCGTGTGCGAAAGTCGAGGCGCGGCGCGTATTTGTCAGTAGCCTTGCGCAACGCAGCAGGGTTTATGTCACTCATTTTCTTTTCCTGTAACTCATTGCCCGCCGCGCGGCCAATACGAACGAATGATACACCATGCTGAAAGGGTCGTTCGGCACGGTATATGTGAAGCGGTCATCGCCATGCGTCTTGACCATTGCGCCGCCTTGCGTGTGCCAATTGCCGTCCCCACGCAGTTCGAACATAACGCCGTCCACTAAGCGCAAATCATGACGCATGACTAATACCTTTCATCATTACAGGATTGTGGATCACTCGTCTATAGGCGCGCCATTGTCGCGCAGATCGGTGAACGTGATATGGAACGGCATGTTCATGGCGAGACGGTTCGCGCGCTCTTCGGCGAGCGGCGCAAGCCGCTCGATTGTATCTTGGTCCAATCCGCACTCAACGCGCAGTTGAACGTCGGTGCATTCACCGTGCTTCGCGTATGTCGTAATGAGCGCAAGAGCAATCTTGTCGATAAGCGCTTCGTTATGCGTGTCGCGATATTCAGTCCACGCCCTCATCATGTCGCCCAAGGCGTCGGTGAAAGTCGCCGAATACCCGTACAGGTTCACACTCTGGAGTATGCCGAGTGGATACAGCGACCAATTGACCGGCTTCTCCGGTGTGCTGCCAATGCCGACACCGACATTGAGCCAAGCCTTATCGCCAATCTCATTACGCAATGCGCCGAGCCACGCATAAACCTCTTGTTCGTTCATTGTGGTTGTCATCGTCGTTTTCCCTTTTTGTCGTCCTCATTGGCCTAAAGGTGCGCCCTTTCCCAAGGGGCGCACGTGTTAGAGCCAACTCGGATCACGCGGCCTTGAGTGCGGCCATCTGCTCGGCGAGATGCCACATTGCCTTGTTGAGCTTGACGTCCTGATCGATACCGTTGACCGGGCGAGTGGTGACGCGGCGGTAGTTATGGTCACGACCATGCTGACCACGGAGGCCGCCACGAATGACGTTTTCCTGTGTGACGTTGAACGTGGTCCAGAGGTCCGCTCCAGTATCTTCACGACGGCGGGGCCGAAGCAATTGAGCGGGTTGAATAGGCGTTTCTACATTGCCCTCGGCGTCAGCGAAACGAGCGATGTGGGCCGCTTCCGCGAAGATGCGGCGCTCGTCATTGTTGAGTGCAATCTGTGACCAATCCTGCGGCGCGGCCAATGCAAGCTGTGCTTCTCCCAGGACGCGGTAGGTACCTTCGATAACCTTGTGAGTGACGTCGCCGCTGTGGCGCACCTTGACGCTGTCGATCGTGCCGGTCTGCGTGACAAGGCTATTCAGGCAGCAAATGCGGAACAATCCGGCCATCAGGTCATAGGCCGAGGTGCCGTCATTGGCGTTCTTGAGCAAGATTTCGCATACGGTATCACCGACCCGATAGCTGTCCTCATTGCCGAGACGGCGCAGGCGAATGAGGTGCTTGGTGAAATTCACCTTGTCGGCATCGCGGGCAACCGACTGTTTGACACCAACGGGGACAAAACCCTCCTTCTCCAAACCGCGCAGGACTTCGATCGTCGGGATGGGCTGGAAGCGCTCGGAACGGCTTTCATGGGCCGACGTTGCGAAGATCGAGGGCGCGATCTTGAACATCTCATCTTCGGTAAGAGCGCGGGCGGTGTCGAAACGGGCGGTGTTTGTGTAGACGGTCATTGGGGTATTCCCTTTGTTTGAACGAGGCGACTAGGGGCTGCACTGGCTTCGCGACACGCCTAAGCTAATGTCCGGTAGGTTACGCTACATGGTTGTCAGTGCATTCCTTAGTCGCGCCGTTCGGTTGACGATTAATGTTGTACGCTTGTAGGCTTACAGGGTCAAGTGCCAAATTGTCGCAGGCTCATTTTGCCTTACGGGTGTATTTGCGTGTTTGGCGGTGCAGCACGTAGTCGCACACGTCGCCGCCACGATATGACGAGCGTGGATTGTACAGATCGTACATGTTGGTGAACCGCTCGCTATCTTCGACAACATCCACCACGTACCAAGGGGATTGGTCTTCGGCCCACAAATCGGCCTCGCGTAGTTCCTTATTGGACATGTCGCCCGCATCGCCGTTGATTAGGTAGCAAGCCCAATACGAGGGCGCGGGCGCGGTTGTGACTTTGATACCCATTGTCGTTTTCCCTTTGTTGAAACATTGGCCTAAAGGAGTGCAGTTTCCCATGCTGCACTCTTGTTAGCGCCAAGGTTAGCAATCGTAATTTTCGTTATGTTCGTCGTATTCCGACTTTGTGAGGCCGTGGAATTCGATCATGTTGTGCTTATGGCCTATGCAGAAATGTAGCGAGCTAGTGCCGTGCTTTTTGGCATGATCCCATAAGCGCTTCAGGCTTACCTGCCGGATCGAAGTTTTGGGGAAGTCGTAGAAGTCGATTGCGTCTTTCAACGCAGCGACTATTTCACGGCGCGTTGTGGCGGAATATGCTCCCGTATAGCTGTCAGGCATGTAGCAGCCCTGAAGGCCGAAGGAGATCATGAAGTAGGAGGTTTTCGCGGTCATCGACTTGTTTCCCTTTGCTTCGATGATTAGACTATATGCCTGTAACCTTTCTTTGTATATGTGGCAGGTTGTCGCACCTACCAGTATTCTGCGAGGTCTTTGCAGAATGCATAGCACTCTGTTGACGTGGTGAATGGTGCACCTTTGTCGCCGCCGAGCCATTGATCGGGAAATTTGTCCGGTACCATGAAATACCAGCCTTCTTTCGCGTCAGGCGAGTGCTGACCGGCTTCAAGCCATTGAATGGTGAAACGGTGCTCTTTGATGAGATGCTCACCACGACGCTTCGCAGCGCGGTTAGAGGGGCCGTGCCCTATTTGGTTACGATGCTCCGTATCGAAATCAGTTTGATTTTGTTCCGGATCAACGAAGCACGCGGCCAAACGATCAAGGTAATCCTGTCTGACGTATTTTTCATACATCTTGGACAGGCCGATATCGTGATAGACGGCTTTGACGTTTCGATACAATGGGCCGTTGATGGCAGCAATTTGATGAATGACGACACGATGCAACGAGAATACGATTGCCAGCGGTTTAGCTCCGGGTCGATGAGTGTGATACAGCGCGAATATGGCGCAGCGCTCATCGAACGTGGTTTTCTCTTTTGGTATCGAACGTGGGACTTGCAGGCACATTGGGATGACGAGCGACATTTGTCAGACCTTTCGGATGTATTACAATATTAGAACCCATAAACCATATTATATATCTTATCTAGGGGATAGTTACGCTTGTGAGGCTAAAAAACGCTGTGGTATACCAGATACCAGAGGGAAATATGTAGGGGGGCCGTGTAACTGAGGGGCCAATAAGATAAGTTGTATGGATTATGGTAAGTACTAACGTAATAAAACCCCTGCCAATCGCTCGGCAGAGGCGTTTTCGCTACATTGTGTTTGTTCACTCGTCGAACAAATCAACGTCAATGAGGCCGAACAAATTCTGATAAGCTGACATACCGTCAACCTTTCCGTCTAGCCAGCGTTCAATCTGCCGCTGTATCGCTTTGGTTGAAACTAGCTCTTTGTGGCGCACCACAAGGCGGAATGCCGTCATGTATTCCTTTTCGTGGTTCGCAGTGTCGATTGTCACGGTCTCGCCGATTTCAGTGCGCAGTGCGTCATAGGTGTGCATTAGTCAAACTCCCCGTTTTGGATTGCCTTAAGGCAAATCACTTTTGCCTGCCAAAGGCCATCTGCCAATGTCTTCGAACGTGTTGCAGCACGATACTCGCCTAGGGCTTTGAATGCCCTAGTCCGGTCATCCTCCTTTCTTGCTCGCATGTCGTAATTTTGAGCCATCCATACGAGTTCTTGTTCGCGTTCTTGTGTCATGTTCGTTACTCCCCTTTCTTTGCCGCTTCACGGCGCGCTTGCTCGGCAATGCACATTGCTAGCAGTTCCTCTTGCTCTTGCAATCGTGGATCATCACGGCGCATTCTGCGCACTCGGACATTGTGTCGGTATGTGCTGATCCATGATTTCAGGTCGAGGTCGGACAGATCTTGTGCAATTTCGAGGATGGTGCGCATTGTCGTTTTCCCTTTGTTGAGGTTTGTCATGGGCCGAAAGGAGTGCAGGGTTGAGACTGCACTCTTGTTAGGCTCAAAACTCTCGATTGGGCAATTCATACCATTGGGTACGCTTCTCCTCGTAATAGGCGCGGGCGGCCTCTAAATCGCCGTCAAAGTCCGATCCATCCTCATCATCGGGTGTGACTACAAAGTAGCACTCGGCTTCGACGTCATGCTTAAGCGCGAGCGTTCCATGACCGTTCGGATTGCAGCGTAGCAGTGTACGTATCTGTGTCATTGTCGTTCCCCTCAATGCAGGCAATGGTGAATGATGAGGCTGGCAGCGTATTCAGCAGCCAATCGTCCGCCTTCTGTGGCAGGCACGGCATGCCTGTTGATCACAGCATCTTCGACCATTTTCTTGACCGCCTTATCGCCTTCCAGCCACAGTTGGAATATGCAATTGCCGGCTGCAATGGCTTGCTTCTCTAGTGTCATGCCCGTTCTCCTTTTGCCGCGCCGCCCTACGCCTCGTCGTGGCCTAGCTAGCGTCGCTTCGTCGTTTCATTCCGACGTCATATATACCGGACGGCAATACAACATTCCATGCGACAAGCTGTCGCACCACGTCGCGACGTATCTACGCTTCATTGCCGCGTCGCGCC